TACCAGCCGTCGTAGACGGTGGCAGTCACCTGCCGGGCTTGAGCAGGCGACAGCAGCAGGATTGCTGCAGTGATCAGTGCACGCATGATGCTTGAGGTGATTGGTGTGCCGGGCCAACCGGCGGTGCAGCCTTACTTAGGGCGTGTTGGGCTCGTGGTGACGCGTCGTGTACCCGGTTCCGCGGAGGTTCGGTTTAGCGAGGGATCCTCTCCCCTCGTGATACCAGTATAGCCCATGCGCCGCCCTGATCAACCCTGTGCAACATCTCTTAACAATGTCTCCGCATCGCTGACCGACCGCGCCACGCCTGCAATGCCGCCAGCCGCCTGGACTGCATCGAGCCATTGCTGCTGCTCAGGGCGCAGCCTACCGGTTGCGGTCTTGACCTCTATAGATAGGAACACAGCCACGGTGGTGCCGACCATCTCCTCGGTCACCGTGACGCGCTTCCAGCCGATCAGGTCAGCGCTGCCCTTGCACAGGCCGAACTGCACCGGCCGGCCATTGGCATCACGCAGCGTGCCGGTGTTATTGCGCCAGAGCCTGACGGGGCCATGGCTACAAGCGAGCCTGATGTGCTGTTGAATACTCTGCTCGCTTTGCTTGGCCATTGCCCTTGAAAAAGCTTTTAGCGGCGTCAATCGTAATGCCAAACGCTTCAGACCATTCGGTTAGCGTTTTGGTCTGACCTTGGTATGTAATGTAAACACAAGCTCTGCGATTGTTTTGCTGCTGTTTCCTAGTCGCCCAGCAGCAGTTACTGGCATTGTAGCCAAGATCATTGTTAATTCTTTCAATGGTCAAGCCTTCTGCATAGCCCTTGGACATTGCCCAATCGCGGAAGGCCACGTAATCACGCCATTCGTCGCAAACGCAAATCCCTCTTGCCCCATAGCGTCCATAAGCCTTGTGGGTTTGACTGTGGCAACGCCTAACCATTGAATCCCACACTCGATATAACTTTGTATGTGATTCGCAATGGCGCGTCCACTTGCCTTTTAAGCACCCGCATCCAATCTTGGTTGCTTCTTTCAGCCTTGTTTTTCTGATAACAGTTTTCTTGCCGCAATCGCAAAGGCATTCGACCATGTAATGGCCGTTTTTCTTGCCAATAACGTTGATTACCAATAGCTGGTCAAAACGCTGACCAATGAGATCGGCTCCGGTACGGTCCATGTATTCAAATCTATTTCACCCATCTTCTTGCGTTCTGCCGCTTTTGTCAAGCTAAATCCCATACCTCTTAGCCAGCCTTGCCTGGTAGACCCGTTCCGCCCATCCTCGCTTGTAGCCGCGTTGTTGCGCTAGCTCGCGGAGGGCTTCGAGGTCGCGGGCAGAGGACTGCTCACGCCGCTTAGCCACTGCCAGCTCCTGCAGCTCCCCATCCACCTGCTGCAGCTCGCGGCGCTCTTGCAGTGCAAACACATGCCCGCATTCTCGGCATACCTGCACCGCACTGGCGCTGGTGGCGAAGCACTGCGGGCAGACCTTGACCGATGGCGCTGCCTCGCGGTCGCGTTTTTTGATGCCGTCTAGGCTCCAGTCCCGCGGCTCTAGATGGTGGCCAAGTCGCAGCGTGTTGCCGACGTGATCGAGCACTACGGCGCGTTTGCCAGCCATTGGCCGCAGGCATCGCCCAATCATCTGCAGGTGCAGCGCCACTGATGCCGTAGGCCGCAGCAGGATGCAGCCGCCGACGCTTGGCACGTCCACGCCTTCACCGATCAATGCGCAACTGGTGAGCACCTTGAGCCTCCCGGTGCCGAGATCGCTGAGCAGCTGCCGGCGCTGCGCGGTATCCATGCTGCCGTCAATACTGGCCGCGGCGATGCCGGCTGACTGGAACAATGCAGCCACTGCCTCCGCGTGCGCCACGCTGCAGCAGAACGCAATCGCCGTTTGCCCTGTCAGGTGTTTGCGGTAGTGGCCCAAGCAATCACCCATGATCGTGCCCACGCGCTGCTCAGCCTCCTTGGGGTCGAAGTCACCCATCCGCTTGCGCAGGCCGGTTGAGTCAAAACCAGGCGGCGCCAGCACCTTGGCGCCAGCGAGGAAGCCGGCATCGGTGAGCTGCTGCGCTGTTGGCCCTTCCACCATGCACTGATAGTGCTCGCCTAGGCCGCGGCCATCGCTGCGGATGGGTGTGGCGGTGACGCCGAGCAGCTTGGCGGCGCGGAAGTGCTCGATCACCTTGGCCCACGTGCCGGCGGTGGTGTGGTGTGCCTCATCCACCACCAGGAGCTGGAAGAAATCCCGCGGCAGCAGGTGCAGCCGGCGGGCAAGTGTCTGCACACTGGCGACCTGCACCGTGCGTGATAGATCCATTGCTTTGCCGGCGCTGATGCGGCCATGCGGCACCGGCATGGCGCGGCTTGCTTGATCCAGCAGCTCTTGCCGGTGCACCAGCACCAGTACGCGGTTGCCCTTGCGGCTGGCCTGCTCTGCGATGTAGCTGAAGCACACGGTCTTGCCGCCGCCGGTGGGCAGCACCGCTAGGACTGACTTATGCCCTAACTGGTACTGCAGGCGGATGTCGTTGATCAGTTGTTGCTGGTAGGGGCGGAGCTGCATCACACCAGCACCCCCTGACGGTTGCTGGCAACCTCAGTCAGGTTCTTCACTGCACAGTTGAAATACGACGGCTTCAGCTCAAACCCGACAAACTGGCGCCCGGCTTGGATGCTGCAGTAGCCCTCGCTGCCGATACCAGCGAACGGGCTGAGCACCAAATCGCCGGGGTTGCTCCATAGCTGCAGTCCGCGGCGGATCACCTCAAGCTGCAGCGGGCAGATGTGGCGCTCATCCTCATTGGCGCGAGCACTGCGGTATTGCAGCGTGTCTGATGGGTTGATGTCCATCCATACGGGGCTGGCATAGCGCTGCCAGATGTTGATCGAGTCTTTGATTTCATCGCCGGTCTTGGCTGGCGGGTTCTCACCGGCAAACTCCGTGAACGGGCCGGCCACTGGCTCTGGGTTGTCACCCAGCTTGCGCACGGTCACCAGGTAGTCAGGGATGCCCTGGCGGCTGAGTGCAGAGTCCTTGCGCACTTGCTTATGCAGCAGGCCGATTGCCTTGGTGCGCTGCATGGCGGTGACTGGATCCTTCCAGATGCACACCTCGCTATGGAAGACAAAACCAGCGGACTGGAAGATGCGCAGCATGTCGCCGCGGAAATCCTTCATACCAATGAAGCCATCGCGCTCCTTGCTGCTGGGCAGATTCATGCAATGGAAGCTGATCAACCGGCCGGGCATCATCACGCGGTGCAGCTCGCTGGCAAGGAATCCGAAGTGATCGAAGAACTCCTGTTCAGTGCGGCTGTTGCCCATATCGCGGTCGCTGTTGCTGTAGGTGTAGAGCGACGCGAACGGCGGGCTAAAGATGCTGTAGTGGATCGAGTTGTCGTCGAGCTGTTTGATGCTCTCCACGCAGTCACCCATATACATGTCCCAGCCGTCGCCGGACTTGTGCTCAGTGACATGCGGCGCCACTTGACGTTGGATCTTTTTGAGTTGCTCCATGGTTTGTTGCTTCATGATTTCAACCATTGATTGAGCCATCTGGATGCTGTCCGCTTCCTTGCGGCGGATGTTGTCGATCACGCGGCCTTCTGCCACGTCGTAGATGATGTGAGCGTTGACGGGTTGCTCTTGGCCAAACCGCCAGCAGCGGCGGATGGCTTGATAGAACGCCTCGTAGCTATGGCTGAGGCCAACGAATGCGACGTTGTGGCAGCGCTGGAAGTTGAGGCCAAAGCCAAAGATGCTGGGCTTGCTGACTAGGACGCGGATCTTGCCATCCTGAAAGTCGATGGCGGCCTGCCGCTTGTGGTCGTCGGAGTCTGAGCCAGACACCTCAACCGCGCCGTTAATCGCAGCAGTCAGCGCCTTGCTCTCGTCGTTGAGATCACACCACACCAGCCATTGGTCGGTGTTGCTGTTGGCCAGGGTGGCAGCGGCTGCAACGCGGAGAGTGAGCGATGCCTTGCGCACCTTGCGCTGATCGTTGAGCGTGCGAGCCTCCATGGCAAATAGCGCCATCTGGCCGTCATCACCTGCTGTTGCCTCGCGCGGCGTCTCAACTGTGCAGTCTTGGATCTGCAGCGCCGGCAGTACGAAGTTGCCGTCCTCGTAACCAAGGTCTGATGGCTTGCGGATGGTCACCGCCCAACTGCAAACCCACTCCCAGAACTTGTCCCGTGCGTGACCCTTGAGCCGCCACTTAGCAGTGTCGCCGCCGTCATGCACGAAGAACATGGCCAGCATCTCGGTGCGGGTCATGACGCCGATGAACTCAGCATGGTTGCCAAGCTCCATGTGGTCATTCGGTGCTGGCGTCGCCGAGCACGCCAGCCGGTATGGCGTCAGGCTGAATGACTCGATGATCTGGTTGCGGATCTTGCCGGTGTATGCCT